CCGTTATCAGTCTATAAAGCATATCACAAAGGTAATTATGAGCTTGTGAGCGATACGCAAGCTTGCGAGCTGGTAAAAGATAGGGTCTTAAGAATTGGTTCATATGGTGACCCGCTAGCGGTCCCACAGTCTATTTGGAATAACTTGCTAAAGACTGTAAAAGGTCATACGGGTTATACTCATCAATGGCAGAATAAGAAAATCTTGGCTGAGGGTTGGAATAAAATTGTTATGGCTAGCGTTGAGTCTAGACAGGAAGCCAAACAAGCCACTACGCAGAATTACCGCTATTTTCGTGTAATGCGAGAAAATGAAACGGACAAGAACGAAATACTTTGTCCAGCTAGTAAAGAAGCGGGAGTTAAATCCGAGTGTGCAAAGTGTAAACTTTGCGCTGGTACAAGCTCAAAAAGCTTTAAATCGATAGCAATCGTACAACATTAAAGGGAGTATAAACAATGAGAAAACTAAAACCAAAAACTATGCAAAAGATAAGACAGGCCCACGCTATTGTGGGCAACCAACCGCGCTACGCAATACGTAACATGGTCAAAGCATTATCTATGCTGCCAAGACTTAACACAGTCGAAGAGAACGAGCGGCTAGCGGCTGCAAAAATACTTTTAAGGCATTGGTATATCGTTCATTATTTTAATCAATAGGAGCATAGGAACATGAATTTAGCCGATAAACTTTTATTACTTGCGAGCTGTCTTGTAATTGCTTGCGGGACGTATGCCCTTATTCAGTACTATCTAACAGTATTGTATACGATAGGCGGGTAAATTCTGGTCGGTCAGTAGCTGGTATATGCTTATATAAAAATATTATATGAGTTTGCGCGAAAGTATGTTTATAATGGCTAAATTTTGAGAGAGAGAGGATTAAAAAGAAACTATGAACACCAAAGAATTAAGAGACGTAGCGACCAACGAGACCTTGAAACACGTTTTAAAACTATCGGATGCCGTAGACAAGGGTATTCTGCCCGCCTCTACAACGGTAGATATACCGGAAATCCGGTTAGATATTCGCGGGGCTTGCGCGGGGCAATCCTGTTACTGCGAGGGTAAAACGTGGGTCCGGTTCAACGAAGTTCTAATGCGGGACAACCTCGACTATTTCAAGGCGCAAACAATCCCGCATGAGTTGGCGCATTGGGTAATAATGCACAATGGCGAGGTCGAAAAAAACGAATTTTACTTAGGCCACAAACCGCATGGAAATCTTTGGCGTAAGGTCATGAGAATTTTAGGCGCGGAGCCGAGAGTCACTCACGATTTGGATGTGCGTAAGGCCACGCCCTCGCGCATCATGTATAAGTGTGAGTGTCGAGAGTGGCCTCTGAGTAAAACACGCCACAACAAAATTCTGAGAGGCAGAGCTGCCTACAGTTGCCCGAAATGTAAACAAGGTTTGGAGAAAATATGATGTACTACGAGCAAGACTTGACAATGGTTGCGACTGCCTTCATTGTGGTCGGTATGGGAATGGCGTTAGCTGTATATTTTGAAAAAAGGGGAAAATGAAAATGTCAATATTTGAAAAGGAGGCAGGTATCAAGGTACTGTCTCTGTTTGACGGCATGAGCTGCGCACAGATAGCCTTGAAAAAGCTAGGGGTGCAGGTCGATAACTATTACGCGAGCGAAATAGACAAGTACGCAATCAAGATAACACAATCTAACTTCCCAGACACCATTCAACTTGGAAACGTTAGAGGTGTGCAAGGGAGAGATTTACCTGAAATAGATTTACTGGTAGGCGGCAGTCCTTGCCAAGGTTTTTCTTTTGCGGGAAAGGGGCTAAACTTTGCGGACGAGCGTAGCAAGTTGTTCTTTCATTTTGCGCGCATTCTAGCAGAAGTGAAACCGAAATATTTCCTTTTAGAGAACGTCCGCATGAACAAAAAATCGAAGGATTTGGTGTCTAATCTTTTGGGCGTAGAACCGCTAACCATCAACAGCAGGTTAGTGTCAGCCCAAAATAGACCTCGCCAATATTGGACTAACATCCCAGTTCGGTTCTTCCCAGTAGACAAAAATATTTTGTTGAAAGATATCTTAGAGCGGGAGACTGCCACGCACTACCGTGCAGGGCAAAAGTTGCTAGACAATTACCGGGGAGGCAATCAGCTAAACCCCAGCTATAAGTCGCAAGCGAACACCATACACGACATTGAAGGGAAAGTTTTTACGCTCTGCGCGGGAACCCACGGTTACGGCAGCGGCTATGTGCCTGAAAGCGGTAACCCCCGCATATTCCGCAAGTTAACTCCAACGGAATTCGAAAGGCTGCAAACCGTTCCTGACGGATATACCTCGGGTGTGTCGAACACCCAGAGATACAAAATGCTAGGCAACGGAATGACAGTGGATGTCATTGCCTATTTGCTGTCCGGTGTAACCAAAATATGACCTATATAGGAGGGCGTGATGCCAAAATTTTATAAAAGAGTTCGAGTAGAATATACTTTTTACTCCGATGCAATCGAAGCCGAGACCGAGATAAAAGCGGAGGCTGTTGCGGTAAATCGGGCTCTAAATGAGCCTCTGGATGGTGCTAGTTGGTCGGTCGAAAGCTACGACCCGAAAGAGTTTGAATAGTGCTTGACATCTTCTAAAATGCGAGTAGGGTGGTAAGAAATGAGAAAGAGATTCAAACGAAGAGAGAGGAAAAGGAGACTAAAATGAAAAACCGAAACCGGAAAAGACCTAGCATAGCTAGGATAGAAAGGAGGTTAGCTGCTAAAGCAAGGATGAAAGCAATGACCAAGAAATTCAGAGGGATGAAAGTATTATGTATGTAATTTTAGTAGACGAAAAAAGAAACCAAGAGCATAAATATATTGAGGTAGACGGGTGTTTATCAGCTCGGACTATGCTTGATAACATTAAATCACAAGCTGAGTGGGGATTGTCCGACCTTGCGAGTGCAAAAGACCAAAACGATATAGACGATGTCTCTCGGAGATTTAAAGAAATCCTGGATATGTCGAAAATTGCTTTGGCAAAGCTGGAGGAGGCTGGACTCAGTGAGTCTACAGCAGCCACAGTGTGGACTGACCCAGATTATTTTAAAGTAGGGGGGACAGACTAGTGGGAGGTGTTAAAAGAGAGTGGGAAAAAATGCTAGAAGCAGACCCAGATTACCCGTCACCAGACCAAGACTGGTGGAAACAACAGGACTTAGAACAACAAGAGGAACAAGAAAGTAATGAATAGAATTGAGAAGTTTTGGAAAGCGTTTGGAGATGACTTGCACAGTGAGAGGGGTGAGTTCCGATGGACTCGCAGTCTTCGAGGTGTTCACCAAATGATGCCAGAAGACAGCTACTGGTGTAGTAGTGGAAGACATCAGGCTTTAGCTGATGACCTTCAGCCTTTAATTCCTAGCGAGGGTAGGGTTAAAAATCCTCGTAAGAACAAGCACTTGGAGCATTTGCGGGTAGTGTCGAACGCTTACTATGACCTCTACAATAATGGGGGCGGTAATCGCCCCGCACAGATTTATACCTATGCGGGTAAGCGTGGAGTAAACCACAGGTATGTTCACATGGCTTTGGAATTTTATTTGGACTTTGTTATACTTTCTGCTCACGCAGAACAATTTGGACCAGACAGGGAGATTAGATATGTTGCTTAAATTATCAAGATTGTTATCGGACTTAAACTGGAGGCTAGGTATGCTCCGAATTAAGTGGAGCCTTTATCTCATTAAAAGAGATGCCGATGCGAGGCTACGCAGAGTGCAGAGGAGGCAGGGGAAGTGAGTGGAGAAGATGGGGTTCTGGTCCTCGCTCAAGGCGAGAGCATAGAGCAGCTTGTGGAGTTAGTCGAAAGCAAATTCCTGGAATTGCTCGAAGAGAATTTGGCTACAGAAACACCTTCACAGGTAGTAAGTCAGGAGGTGTTCGACAGAGCTGCGAAGGCTAGGGAGTTAGCTCCTGTAGTTGACGCGCTATCGAAACTCCGCGAGATAGCGCAAGCTATCGACAACACAAGTAAAGTAACCATACATTAGGAGGTATAAATTATGGGAATTTTTTGGGGCGATGCACCGACAGACAATAGAGGCTGGGAAGACTTGACAGCCGATGAACGGGTGTACCTTGAGGTGCAGTATTTATACAACGTGAAGGGCAGGGACATTCTGGACTACCTAGACTTGGGAGACGGTTCTTTAGAACACCTTGCTGCCTGTTTAGAGAATGTCCTCCACACTACGGGGAAGGAAGGCTCAGAGCAGCCCTCTCTCGCTAGACTTGGAGCTTGTGTACTTGCGATGTTTCGCAGACAATCGCTAGACGCAGTGCAAGAGGCTTACCTAAACAGGGAGATAGACTTATGAGATGCAAGGCTTGTAACTCAAAAATAGAGTACGTGAGCTGGCGGAAAAACGTGCAGCGGTTCGAGGACTTGTGTTTGGAGTGCAGACAAGCCATTCACGTAGCCCCTACTACTGAGGAAGTGACCCTAGAGTTTGGCTACACGGAGGTGAACCATGAGCTGGATTAACTTAGCCTCTTATGAGGAGCATTTCCCAGAAGCTGGTTCGGTTAGAATTAACCATTGCAAGGAGGGAGAGTCCAACCGCAAATTTTACCTTACGCGAGTCGAGGGAGGGGGAGTGGTAGGGTACTGTCACCACTGCTGTCAAAGTGGCTTCTACCGCCCCTCCGCAGCCCAGAGGCGTAGTTCTGCGGGGACTCCAAGCTGCCAACCAGATAGTGCTGACCCATTTAAGAAATGGGGAGTCCCAGAGCTGGCTGAGTGGGGGACTTGCAATAGGTGGGAGACAATCCCGTTTGAGGACTTGCCGTTGCTCACCAGGAAGTGGTGGTTCTCGAATGGATTGAACGTATCCGAGTATGAGGGTGCGGGTATCAAATTGCTGGACGGAAACCGTTTGACGATTCCCTTGTCTGGAGATGGCGAGGGTATCACTGGACTGGCAATACGTCCTCTCAAGGACAACTTGCCAAAATGGATTTTACTCGGAAGCAAATTAGTCGCACCTTTTACGCAAGCTGAGACTTCTCCAGATACTCTGGTATTGACGGAAGATTACTGCTCCGCCCTGCGGATAAGCAGGTCATACGCAGCTTTAGCTTTGATGGGTACGGCATTGAATAGTAACGGCTTTTCTCTTATAACTAAATGGTATAAGGAGGGTAGGCGGGTGTTGGTGTGGCTTGACAATGACAGCCAAGCTGTAGTGCAGAGGGCAAAAGATATTCGCAGACAGCTTTCCCCTTTTGCAAATTGTGGTATAATATTACTTAAGAAAGAGCCGAAGCACTTCGTACATGACTCGGAAATAAGAGGGGTTATTCATGGAACTTGACATTGTAAAATTATTATCTAAAGAATCTAATCTTAAAAGATTCTCTTCTCTTATAAGAGAAGAGAGATTATCTAAAGATATAAGATTTATCTTACAACAACTTCAACCCTACTTCAGCGACACGGGCAAACCCGAAGTGGAGTGGGACGAGTTCAACACTTGGGTAACCCTTAACCACCCCAACTTATCCGATGAGCGAATAAAAGCCATACAAGGCTACTTGTGGCTGATTCGAGATGGTTGCCGAGATGTTAATTGTTCGGTGCTGAAGACCCTTTCAACTCGCCACTGGGCGGAGAAAATATCCGATACAGCTTACGAAGTGAGTGTGGGAGATGCGGATATGTCCCGCATTACCGAGCTGCTGAGAGAGTACAACATGGAGGTTAAAGGCGTAGAGTGGGACTTGGATTCTCTCAACCTTTCCGACACCGAAATGATGGAGCAGTTACAGGAGCTGAAAGATGCTCCCAAGTATTCCTGGAGTGTACCAGAGCTAGAGCTGATGCTCGGCCCGATATCCAAAGGAGATTTTATCATTTTGGGGGCAAGACCGGACGGAGGCAAGACCACCCTGTTAGCGACTCAGGCAGTTCACTGGGCGAAGCAGCTCAAGGAAGGTGAGTGTGTACTCTGGTGCAACAATGAAGAGAGTGCGAGTCGAGTAAGGTTAAGGCAGACTCAAGCTGCCCTCGCTTGGACTCGCGAGGAAGTTATGAAAGACCTGCAAAAAAGCATCGACACCTACAACGATAAGGTAGGCGTAGGCAAGATTAAAATGCTGGACAACACCAGCATGACGGTCCACGACATAGAAGCTGCTATTGAGGCATCTTCCCCCAGAATAATTATTATAGACCAGATATGGAAAGTTGGGGGTTTCGAGAAAACTTCTCACAACGGCATAGACCGCTACGCTAAGTTAGCTCAGTACGTTCGAGAGCTTGCCAAGAGGTATGGCCCTATCATTGGAGCAAGCCAGTTAGACGGTTCTGCTGATGGGGAGAAGTATCCCAAGATGAATGCCCTGTATAACAGTAAGACTGCGGTACAGGGTGAGGCCGATGCGATTGTCTGTATAGGGCAGAACCCAAGCGAGGGGGTAGATGTAAGGTTTTTATCTGCTCCTAAAAACAAACTAAGTTACGCGAATAACGACTTCCGAAATGCGGGAGCTGCTGTTCGCATAGATAAAGAGCGAGCGCAAATTGTGTCTCTGCTAGGAGCTACATAATGCTAGATTTTAACAAGATAACCGTGTTAGACCTTGAGACCACTATCAAAGCCCCGACACCACACTTCGGGGCAAGCCCAACCTACCCCTCAAACCGCATAGTTATGCTAGGCTATCAGTCTGGAGAGGCAGAAGATATCCTGACTGACAGGAGAGAGATAGAGCAGTTCACCGAAGAAATGCGAAGAGATGAACACCTGATTGTGGGGCATAACATAGCATTTGATATTCTCTACCTAGCTCGATATGGCTTAGAGCTGGGGCATAACCCCATTTGGGACACGCAGAAGTTTGCTTATATACAACACGGGAGAAAACTTGTACAGCCCTCGCTGGAGACAGTAGCGAAGAGTTTCAGACTACCCTTCCGCAAGGACACCGAGATAAAGGAACGGTTCAAAGCGGGTATAGGTGCTGACGAGATAGACCGAGAGCTTTTGGAGGACTATTTACATTCGGATGTTCGAGTGACTAAACAGATATTTGATAAGCAGTATGCTTGGTTGTCCCAGCAACCAGAGCAAATCCAAAGGTATTACCTAGAAATGCTTAACGGTATCGGAGTCACAAGCCAAATGACCCACGTAGGTTTCGAGTTTGATACTGGAGGTGCAACAAAACAATCGAAGAAAACGCATCTCGTGGCTATGGAAAGAGAAGAATCTCTTATCAAGCGGTATAAGGACATTTATCCTGGCGAGTTTAATCCGAACTCTGCCGCCCAGATAGAAACCCTTCTTTGGGGCGGGGAAGTAAATGTGCCTATCGTAGAGGAGGTGCTTGACGAGGAAGGTAACCCAGTTCGCTATAAGTCTGGGGAGAAAAAGGGGCAGATAAAGACTCGCAAAGCAGTGAGGAAACAGAGGGTTGAGCCTATGGTGAAACCAGAGACCATAAAGCTGTTTGAAAATCGGGGGTGGGAAAAGAAAGCGGGTGCTAAGACTTTGGAGTACATACAAAAGTATGAGGAAGACAGTCCCGCAGAGGATTTATGTTTTGAGATAGAGATTTTGAGACAAGTCTCTAAAAGCATATCCACCTACTACCGCCCCTACATATCTTTTGCGGTAGACTACACGTTGCACCCGTCCTACAACCACTGCGTCACGCAGACAGGAAGGTTAAGTAGCAGCAAACCAAATATGCAAAACATCAACGGGAAGAAGGAATCAGAATGAACATACAGAACTATTTTGTAGCTCGATACCCCAATACGTTTGTGGAGTTCGACTACGCCCAGTTGGAGATACGGGTACTGGCTTTAGCATCTATGGATAAACAACTTGTACTCGACATTAACAACGGACAGGATATGCACGCATACTTCGCCAGTAAGATATACAACAAACCGGAGAAAGATATAACTGTGGGGGAAAGGAAGGTAGCCAAAGGCTTCAGCTTTCAGCTTCAGTACGGGGCTGGGGCTAAAGGTATCGCTCGATTCTGGGACGTTAAAGAGGAGCTTACAGAGGCTTTTATAGACGAGTACTATACTCGATACCCCGAAGTCCGCACTTGGCAGCAGAGAGTCCAGAAAGAGGCCGAGAGTTCTCTGGTCCACAAGGGAGACCGTAAAGACGGAGAAAGCGTTCCTCGATTCTACATTCCAGGAATCTGGAGAGACGATTCTGGCAGAGCCATAACGCACTTCGCGGTTGCGGGGGATATATCCAAGTATAAAAATACCGCATATGTATCTCCGACCAAGTGCAAGAACTACCCCATACAGGGGGCCGCTTCGGATATTATGATGCTCATGCTGAATAGGCTGTCAAAGTATGCTCTGGACAAACCCATAACATTGCTGAATACGGTACACGATTCGGTCTTGTGTGAGATACCGGAAAAAGATTCGGAAGACATAGCCAGGAAGATAGCGGAACTGCTGGAGAGGGTTCCGAGAGCCATCTCAGAAACCTTTGGGGTAAAAAGCCCCGTAGAGTTTCCCGTAGATTATTCTATGGGATTAACTTTGTTAGATGTGAAGCATAATGTTTGAATCATCACGAATATGTGGTATAATAATAGTATCATTAGTTAGTTAGTTAGTTAGAGGATAGTTATATGAAAGAAGTTGCATCAGGTGTTGTTAGTCGTATCGGCCAGAACGGAAAGTCTTTTCAGTTAGTGGAGACAGATTCCAAGTGGTTCGGTGCATTCAATATGAGCCAGTTAGCTGACGCTCAAATCGGAGATAAGGTGTCGTTTGCTTACACTTCAAAAGAAGTGGGAGATAAAACTTACCACAATGTTCAAGGTAATGTTACGGTCTCTGGAGGGTCTGGGAGTACTCCTCCTTCCTCACCCGCAGCAGCGGGGCAGACCTCTCTGGTCAGGGATAGGTTAATCCTGCGGCAAAACGCTTTGACTAATGCTGTCAAAGCAATGGAGCTGGAAATGAAAGACGGGGGAGACTTTTCTGCTGAGGGGGTCATAGCCATTGCTAGGGAGTTCGAGGCTTATACCAGCGGAGATTCGGATAAAAAACCTGCGGAGAAAAGTTCCGAACCCTCTGATGAGGATTGGCAGGAAGCTGCCGGTAAGTTGAGAGCTGCCTCGTAGTGAAGAAAGTAGCCGCTTTCTTTGATGGCGATGTAGTGGCTTACAGAGCTGGCTTCGCAGCAGAGAAGCGGTATTATTTCGACTCAAGAAATCCCCCCGAATCTGGGGGGAGGACTTGGGACTACAAAAAAGAAGCGTTGAAGCACGTTGGGGAGCAGCACCTAGAGTTTGGCAGAAACCTAGAACCTATAGAGAACGCCCTCCAAAACGCTAAGAGCCTGATACAAAACTGTTTAAACTCTATCGGAGACAGATATCCTGGACAAGAAATAGAGTACACAACTTTTATATCGGGCAATAAAAAGAAAAAGAATTTCAGAAAAGAAATAGACCCGCAGTACAAAGCCCACAGGAAGAAGGAACACAGACCTACCTACCTAGAGGAGATACTTCAGTATCTGGTAGATAACCACAATGGCTTCAGAACCGAAGGCTGCGAGGCCGATGACTTTTTTGGACACGCCCAGTCTGATGCACGAAAGGGGAAAAAAGAACCTATTGTCGTATCCGTAGACAAAGACTTAAAACAACTGTGGGGTGACCACCTTAACCTTGTGACCCGTAAATTTGAGAAGGTCCGTAAAGACCAAGCTAGATTGTTTTTCTGGAGGCAGATGCTACAGGGAGACACTGCCGATAACATACGGGGCATTGACGGTATAGGTGAAGCTAAATCCAAGAGGTATTTGCCCGATGGTATCAGTGACGAGAAAGCGGAGGAAGTCGTATCAACCTTCTACAAAAAAGAATACGAAGAAGAGTGGAAAGAAGTCTACAACAGAAACGCCCAGCTCCTATGGATATGGCGTACAATCCCAGACCAATGTCCGCACACGCTCGAAGAGGACGAAAAAGTTCTCGATAGCACCGTACAGTAGTAAATATGAATATGAAATTGCAAAACTTATGGAGGAACAAAGTGTTGAGTTCGATTATGAACCTGAGAAAATTAATTACATCTATCCGGTTAAGAACGGATATTGCAGCGACTGTGGTGGTAACAGTGTTGGTCGCAGGGCTATTTATACTCCTGATTTCCGCATCCATTCTAGCGGAATCTGGGTCGAAGCCAAGGGAAAGTGGGACGGGCAGGGCCGTACTAAAATCCTGGCAGTCCTCTCAACTTCTGATGCCTTATCCGTAGATAATTTTCGTATGTTATTCATGTATAACAACTGGATAACAAAGGCACACAAGATGACTTATATGGACTGGTGCGAACGACACGACATTATCGCAGCGGTAGGGAAAACTATACCCAAGGAGTGGTTATGAAATACTTATTGACAAGGTACGTTAGCGATACGAGCACTATAGAAGAAGACTTGGAACTGTTCGACACTAAAGACGAGATTGCTCGGTTTATAGT